GCTCGACACGCACAACGCCGCGAGCTTCTGGAACAAGGCGCTGCTCGACAATTCCGCGCGTCCCTCCGGCGCGCTGGTCTATTCCGGTCCCGACGGCGCGCATCTCACCGACGAACAGTTCACCCGCCTGAAACAGGAGCTGGAAGAAAACTTCTCCGGCGCCGACAACGCCGGCCGCCCGCTACTGCTCGAAGGCGGGCTCGACTGGCGGGCGCTGTCGCTGTCGCCGAAAGACATGGATTTCGCCGAATCGAAAGCCTCCGCCGCGCGCGAGATCGCGCTGGCCTTCGGCGTGCCGCCGCTGCTGCTGGGGCTGCCCGGCGACAATACTTTCGCCAATTACAGCGAGGCCAACCGCGCCTTCTGGCGCCAGACCGTGCTGCCGCTCGTCACCCGTGTGCAGAAGAGTTTTCAGGCCTGGCTGCAACCGGGCTACGCGCCTTTCCGCCTCGACTACGACGCCGACCGTCTGGAGGCGCTCGCCGCCGAGCGCGCCAGCGAATGGGAGCGCGTCGGCCGGGCGGGATTTCTCACGCTCGACGAACAGCGCGAGGCGGTGGGCTATGGGCCGGCGCCGAAGGACGGGATGTTCTCGAAGCTCTCCGGCGCGTTGGAGCGGCGCTACGCGCCGGGCCAGCCCCGCGTGCCGGCGGACTCGTCGCAGGGCGGGCAATAGACGAGCGGCGGAGGTGGGGGCGGCGTCTCCGGCCCGGTCTCGTTTCTCGACGCGCCGGCGAGCGCGCCCGACGCGCTCGGCGAGATTGCCGAGCAGATTGCGCTGAATATCAATCCGAGTGTCGTAAGCGACGCCGTCGGTACTAACCTCGCGTAAATTCGATTTGTCTCTTCCCCGTCATTACCGAAACGGCGCCCTGTGCGCATCCTCAGGCTACGCGCGCCCCGGCGCATGCGGAAAGGAGACCGCTTCGCTGTCAGATATTCTCAACGCCATACTCGAGCGCGGCGATCTTGCCCATCTTGCGCTCTTCCTGTGGGCCTGCGTCGCGACGGCGCAGGCGCATATCGCCATGCGCGAAGTCAGCGAGGCGACGCGTCGTCTCGACGCCTTCGTGCGCGAACTCGCCCGGTTCAACCGACGCTGCGGGAGTGATTGATGACCGCTTTGAAACGACGACTTGCCTTTTCCGTTTGGACACGGCGCCGGCCGCCGCGACTGCGCGACGATCCGGCCGATGTCTTCAGAACCTTCGTGCATGTCCTGGCGCAGATGCAGGCGCATGCGCGAAACGCCTCCCCTGCGGGCGAAGCGGAGAAAGGATGACGCGATTGCGCGAAACCAAACGGGCGAGCCTCCCGCTCGCGCAGACGACAGCCGCCGGCGTGATCGAGGGCTACGCCTCGCTGTTCGGCGTCGCGGACACGGGCGGCGACATCGTCATGCCGCGCGCCTTTTCGAGGTCGCTCGCGCAGCGCGGCGCCGCCGGCGTCAAACTACTGTGGCAGCACAACGCCGCCGAACCCATCGGCGTCTGGACCTCGCTCGTCGAGGACGCCAAAGGATTGAAGGTGGAAGGCCGGCTCGACCTCTCCGTGGCGAGGGCGCGCGAGGCGCTTTCGCTCATTCGCGGCGGCGCCGTCGACGGACTTTCCATCGGCTTTCGCGCCAGAGATTTCAGGACCGATCGAAAAAGCGGTCTGCGGCGTCTCCTCGATATCGACCTTTGGGAAATCTCGGTCGTGACCTTTCCCATGCTCACCCAGGCGCGCATCGACGCCGTCAAACGCGCGCCCGCGCGCACAGGCGCGCAGCAGCGGGCGACGCTCTGTCGGCTGAAGGCGCAGCAAGCGGCGCTGCGCTTTCAACGTCGGCTCCAAAGTCTCGACATCCGAACGGGCGTCTGACCAACCAACGACCCGCGTCGCGCCGTCCGGCGCGGGATGCGCACTTTCCCGACGGCGTTCTCCCTTGCGCGACATCGCTCCCTCCGACGGCTTGCGCCGCCGGGACGGCCTGTCGCGTCCATCATTCGAGGCAATATATGGCGTCCATTGAAACGAAATCCGGCGGCGAAGAAATCGTCTCCGATCTCAACCGGGCCTTCTCCGCTTTCAAGGAGGCGAACGACGAACGCCTCGCGCAGATCGAAACGCGCATGGGCGTCGACGTCGTCACCGAGGAGAAGCTCGCGCGCATCGACCAGGCTCTCGATGAGACGAAGGGGCGGCTCGACCGGCTCGCGCTCGATCTCTCGCGGCCGCGCCTCGGCGGCGTCGTCGCACCGGATCATGGCGGCCGCGAACACAAGTCGGCGTTCAATCACTATATGCGCTCGGGCGAGACCTCGGGTCTGAAGGCCATCGAAGCCAAGGCGATGTCGCGCACATCGGGCCCGGATGGCGGCTATCTCGTGCCGATCCCGGCCGAGCGCGAAATCCTTTCGCGCCTCGCCAAATATTCGCCGATCCGCGCCATCGCGAACGTGCAGCAAATCTCGACGCAATCTCTGCGCCGCGCCTATACGACGACGGGCGCCGCCGCGGGATGGGTGGGCGAGACCGATCCGCGTCCGCAGACCGCGAACCAGCAGATCGTCGATCTCAACTTTCCGGCCATGGAGCTTTACGCCATGCCGGCGGCGACGCAGACGCTTCTCGACGACGCAGCCGTCGATATCGAGCAGTGGATCGCCGAGGAAGTGCAAACCGCCTTTGCCGAACAGGAGGGCGCCGCCTTCGTTTCGGGCGACGGAGTCAACAAGCCGAAAGGCTTCCTGTCCTACGCCAACGTCGCCGACGCGAGCTGGAGTTGGGGCAATATCGGCTATGTCGCGACGGGGGTTTCGGGCGGCTTCGCCGCCTCCAATCCTTCCGATACGCTCGTCAATCTGGTCTATTCGCTGCGCGCGGGCTATCGGCAGAACGCGAAATTTCTGATGGGCCGCCGCGTCCAGTCGCTCATCCGTCAGTTCAAGATGACGACGGGCGATTACATCTGGGCGCCGCCGGCGACGGCAGCCGCCAACGCGAGCCTGATGAACTTTCCGCTCATCGAAGTCGAGGACATGCCCGATCCGGGCGCCAATGCGATGGCGATCGCCTTCGGCGATTTCGAACGCGGCTATCTCGTCGTCGACCGCATCGGCATTCGCGTGCTGCGCGATCCCTACTCCGCCAAGCCCTATGTGCTCTTCTACACGACGAAGCGCGTCGGTGGCGGCGTGCAGAATTTCGAGGCGATCAAGCTTCTCAAGATGGGCGTGTCCTGATCGCTCCCGCCCGCCCGCGACGGCGCCGTCGTCGCGGGCGCTTCTCCTCTCTTTATTCAGGAGCCGGCATGAGACCCATGTTGATCGGCCCGCCCGCGGCCGAGCCCGTCTCGCTGACGGAAATGAAAGCCTGGCTGCGCGAAGACGCAAGCGACGAGGACGATTTGATCCAGGCGCTGATCGTCTCGGCCCGCATGACGCTCGAAGCCAGCACGCGGCGATTCTTCGTCACCCAAAGCTGGCGGCTTATTCTCGACGACTGGCCCTGCGGCGGCTTTCTGCTGTCGATCCCCTTCGCGCCGTTCCAGAGCGTTTCCGCGATCCGGGTTTACGACGCGAGCGACATCGCGGCGACGCTGGCGCCCGCGAGCTATCGCGCGCCGGCCTCGAGCGAGGGGGGACGTCTGGTGTTCAGAACCCCGCCGCCGACGCCCGGTCGCGCGACCGATGGAATCGAGATCGACTTCGTGGTCGGCTATGGCGGCGCGGCCGCGACGCCGGAACCGCTGCGCCGCGCCATCATGATGCTCGTCGCCCATTGGCGCGAGAAGCGCGGAGACGACGCGGACGACGCTTTGCCAAAGGCGGTGATGCAGCTCGCCGCGCCCTTTCGCCGCGAGCGGCTGTCGTGAGCGCGCGCGCGACGATCGGCGCCCTGCGCCATCGCGTGACGCTCGAAGCCGCAATCGACATCGCCAACGAGTTCGGCGGGTTTACGCGCGGCTATGCGCCGGTGGCGCAAGTCTGGGCGCAGATTGGGACGCTCGGATCGGGCGAGCAATTCACCGAACAACGGCTCGAGCAAGCGACGCGCTCCACCGTCAGAATACGCTGGCGCGCGGATGTGAAAAGTCAGATGCGGTTTCTGTTTGGTGATCGCAAACTCCTGATCCGCACCGTGGAAAGCGACGAAAGGCGAAGATTCCTGACATGCCTGTGCGAAGACTTTTTCTGAAGGAGCGCGCATGAGCGCCTCTCCCGTCCTTGCGCTGCGCAAGGCGATCCGCGCCGCGCTGCTCGCCGATGCCACGATTGTCGCCGCGCTCGGCGGTCCGCGCATCTACGACGAAGCGCCGCGCGGGGCCGAGACGCCCTATGCGCATTTCGCGGACGCCGAAATGCGGGACTGGTCGGCGGCGCTGTCGCGCGGCGCCGAGCAGTTCCTGACGCTCGCCGTCGTGACGACGGAGCGCGGGCTCGGTCCTGCGCTTCGCATCGCTCAGCAGATCGTCGATCGTCTCGACACTCCGGCCCTGACGCTCG